AAGTAAAGAGTATTCGTATAGAGCTTGATCCAGAGGAGACTGAGAAGAATCACGCTACACTCATCGAGTTTAATAATGGTATGTGGACTGCAGATGGTCCTATGTATCCTCGAATCATTGGCGCGCTACAGGTAATTCACGACATGCTTCGGGGTCGAAAGGAACCTAAATACTAATGCCACAGAGTCTCGATAGTATGACTATGGGTGACAAACTCATCTGTCTGTTCAAGGGTGATCCGGGAACTGGTAAGACCATCGCGGCTGCTAGTTTCTCGAACGGTGAGGACGACATCTATTTCTTCGACCTCGACCAGAGGATGCGGCCGTTGTTGTTGCACTACGGACATCCTGAGCTAGCTAAGTTCAAGAATCACATCAAGTTCGACACCTACTCTGGAGCGACGGCGTGGGCGGACCTCTGCACAAAGCTAGACTCACTCATCTCCTACAATCCCTACGCCGCACTGTGTATGGACTCACTTACTGCTTTGTCACGTATGCTCATCTCCTTGATGCTTACCGCAAGAGGAGAAGCTGGGAAGCAGAAGCTAAAGAAAGGCGGCGTCGCGCTCACGCAGATCGAAGACTACTCAGGCGAGGCAAACGGCATTAACCAAGTCATCGATGCCTTGCGCGTGATCAGTGGTGCAGACCAAGGTGCGGCTAAATGCCACATCATCATGACGGCACACGTCATTCAAATCTCCGAGAAGTCTCGTGAAGGTAAGGTATCGCTTAGTCGATTCCTTGTCAACAGTGGCGCAAAGAAAACGGTTGCTGAGATTCCTGCCTATTTCGACGAAGCACATCACTTCGATGTCGCTATCGGTTCTACTGGTAAGCCCCAGTACAGATCATTCACTCACAACATTGGGACAGACTGGGCGAAGACTGCATTGCCCCTTCCTGATGAGATTGACTTCACTGCCTATCCCAAGGTGGACGGTGAGGTGAATCCCAGCTTCCATCACAGGTATGGTCTGTACTACCCGATCATTCAGGAACACCTGGGTATCTACAAACAACAAACATTGGAGGAATTTGGATGACCTGAAACTAACCATCGTCCTGACCTGACCTGTAACTGACAATCGAAAGGAACCTGACAATGAAGATGAGATTTACGGCAGACGACCTCCGTGGTGGCATGGTGCTCGACCCCAACTGGTATCCAGCAGTCGTGAAGTCGCTGGAGGTCAAGCCTGCCAAGACCGACGCCTCGACGAACTGGAATTACAAGTTCGAGATTCTGTCGGGCAAGGGCAAGGATGGCAAGGACTACGCAGGCACGAACGTCTATCGCCTGTTCAACGAGAAGGCGATGGGCTTTGCGCGTCCCTTCGTCGAGGCCTGTGGCATCCAGTTGAAGGAGAACGACGAGTTCGAACCCAACAGCGCCATCGGGAAGAAGATGCTCGTGTACGTCAAGAACCGCGAGTACGAGGGTCGTCTGCAGAACGAGGTCGCTGACTTTCGTCCCATCGGGTAGTTTCGATCTGGCTCAGAGGCATAAGATCGCCTCTGGGCCAGAGTTCATTCTCTTTTTACAACGGGAGTTTACAATGGCAGACGAGCAGACCGAGAAGAAGTCCACCGACGAAGAACTCAAGGAGATCGAGGAAATCGTCGAGGAGGAAGAAGCCGACGACGAGCAGGACGAGGACGACGACTTCGACGAGGATGAGGACGACGAGGACGAAGAGGATGAGTCGGACGACACCGTCGTAGAGTAGTTCGGTTTGCGATGTGCTTAAATACTAGCTCTTGTTAGGGATTGTAACATCACCCGAAACATAGGTCCTACCGCACGTAATTGCTAGACCTGAAGGTGCGGCATCGCAATTTTTCGGAGGTCTCATGAGATTACCTATCGAGTACATCGGACTAAAGAAAGATGAACCTCTCGATGAAGAAGAGATTCAGAACCTAGCTGAGTCTTTCAAGGAACAAGGACAGTTACACCCCATAGCTGTTCATTCGGTGAACGGCAGTTACGTCCTCATTACAGGACGCAAACGTCTATCAGCCGCACGATCGTTAGGTTGGTCAGAGGTTGAAGCTACTGTTCATGAGAACCTTTCTGACAATCAGATAGAGGAGATCGCGCTCCACGAAAACCTCAAAAGATATAACCTACCTTGGTTTGAGGAAGTGTTGATGGTCGAAAGACTCCACCTTCTCAAGCAACAGATTCATGGCAAGCCCCCTGAACAGGGCGGTGGTCATCAAAAGGTCGGATGGTCTGTTCGAGACACTGCTGCTGCACTACAGCAAGCACTAGGTAAGACCAGTCAGGACCTACAGTTAGCCAGACAAGTGCGGCTCGACCCTTCCTTGTCTAAGGTCAAGGACAAGAGGACAGCACTTAGGCTAGTTCGCATCACCGTCAAACGGATGGATGATGAGGAACAGGCAGGTGCGGCCGACTATGGCATCAAGATGAACCAGCTTTTCTGCGGCGATTCGGCCGTCGTGCTGAAGCACATCCCTGATAACACCTTCCATGTCTGTATCACTGATCCGCCTTGGCTCAGATTCTTTGATTCATCTTTGCGACTCGACGAGAGGACACTGCCCGTTTTTCGGGAGCTGTATCGGGTCATGCGTTACGACAGCTTCATCTACATTTTCTGCGGATTTGACGACTATCACTATTACGCTGGGCGAACGGAACCTGATGAGAATAACCCGTCAGACACCAGAAGAATTCCTGGCGAACTTGAAAAAATCGGGTTCCGTGTGGCGAAGACTCCTCTCTTCTGGCGGAAGCTCAAAAGCCTGTCACGTAGAGGAGTTACTCCGTGGGAGCACGGACGTGATTTCGAACTCATTACTCTCGCTGTTAAGGGGAATCCGGTCCTAGCAGGTGGACAGCAAGAGACTTCTTTCTTTGACTTCGACGCCGTCCCACCAGTTAAGCTCATCCATGCTAATGAGAAGCCTCTCGACTTGATGAAGAAGCTCATCGAGGAGTGCAGCCACGAGGGTAATGCAGTCATCGATCCCTTTGCAGGATCGTTCGTTGTGCCGCACGCCTGCAAGGAGATGAAGCGTTATTGGATTGGTATCGATAGGGATCAAGAGTCATACAGTAAGGGTTGTAAAAGATTAGGAGTTGAGGAGTTATGAGACTCTTCTGTTGGACGTGTCATAAGTCAGTCTCGAATGAGGTGCCTGACGAGACAGTGTTACGTGCTGTGTGCATCTGTCCCGAATGTGTCGAAGCAGGGAAGATTCTCTTTCCTGAAGACAGCGTTCACATTACTTGGAATGACAAGGGTGAAAGAGTAGTCACTAAGAAGCCATGAGAAAAGACATATTCGTTTACATCTCAGGTCCCATCACTGCAAAGCATGGGTTCCTAATCGAGGATAACGTCACAACAGGTCTAAAGATGTTCCTCGACCTTATCAACCTTGGAGTGCCTGCCTACTGTCCTCAGATGACAGCTGCATTCCCATCCGCATTCAACGTACCGTGGGATGTATGGATTGAGTACGATTACGCAGTCATTTCACGTTGCACACATATGCTTATGCTCCCAAGGTGGCGTGATAGCGTAGGTGCAATGGCAGAGAGGGTCTATGCCGACGCCCATAACATCCGCGTATGCGAGTCTCTCCGAGAGTTATTGGATGCTATCAATGAGGCGTAAGGTGCGCGAAAACAAAACATTCTACGATCTCCTCAAGGCGTCGGGCGACCTGCACACACTGAAGGCCAATGAATACTCGGGAGATGCTGACCCTTATGCGAACTTTAAGTTCGCCGGTCAAATGTCCAAGCTGTTCGTTGATCCTGATGATTCTGGCTTTGTTGGTCGTATTGCAGAGCGCCTGTTTCGTCTGGCCAATCTAGAGAATAACCATAAGGAACCTCAGAACGAACCGATTGAAGATACGGAGCGCGAGTTGTGTATGCTCGTAGTTCTGTGGATGTCAATGCGTAAAGATCGACGTCGAGGTCAGGTAGCAGCGCAATCAATCAATGACAACGTCACCTAGTATCTTCGTCGATA